GTTCCACTAACTCCTTGGTCTTGAAACGCACCATAATCTTCCATTAAAAAAGACATTCTAAAACTATTAGCACCTACTTCAATTTCACTATCTAATGAATTGTATAATTTCTTATTTACGTTCTTATTGCTTTTACTTAAATTACTTCTACTCTGCTGAATTACATATTTAGCAAAGTTGTTTAAGTATTTATATGTTTCTTTATTATCCATTAACAGATAGTAATATCGTTTCTTACCAATACATCAAACGTAACCGCCCATCCTGCTAAATCGTTTTCGAAACGTTCTGTAAATGGTTCGTAAGTAGGGTTACCTGTTAACTCCCAAAAGTCATCAGCAATATCTGCTCTGTTTAATTTATTTAAAACCCTTGTACCTAAAAGTAATTGAGTATTCCAAATATCAACTTTATTGCTATCGTCTTTTTGATTTATAACATCCATTAACAAAATAGTAATATTAAACGATATTACATTACCTTGATGCGTTGCACTATTTAATATAATATGACTTAAAGGAAATATTGTTTGTTTGTTTAAATCAACTTCAAATATATCACCCTCTGTAACTGTGTTTACAAATGGTTCATCAAGTAACACATCTTTAATTTCTTTTATAATTCTATATATCATTACGTTTTAATTTTTTTATTTCTATTTCGTTTTTTTCCTTTTCAAACATTAACCACATCATTAGTTTTGTGATTGGTAATTTAGTGACGGCATCGAATCTGAGAATATCCCCTTGAGCTGCTGCGTAAATTGATTGATACCAACCCCATTTCTTACCAAAACCTGCTTCGCTTGTTCCGATTGTTCCACTTCGTTCTGTATATAATCCGTCAAAGCGTTCACGCAATCGTTCTGCAAAGTCCAAAAAAAAAGCATAGAACCTAAAGCAATATCTAAAGGCATATATTTTAAAACCTCTGAATACTTATAACTTGATTCGTATTCTTCTATGGTATATAAATCTTTTATCTTTGATTTAATTGGTCTGAATAAAACAGCCATAGCTTGATGCAAAGTTTCAGTGCTACCTAAATAGTTTTCTAAATCTATAAACTCGCCTGAAGTCATATCTTCTAATTTAGGTATAAACCCAAACTCGTAAACACCTAACTTAAAAGTTTTAGTTAGCTTTGGTTTTTGTTGTAGTAAGTTATCTAAATGTAAAAGTAAATCATCAATATCAGCTATACGAATACGTGCAACATCTTTAAGTTCTATGTTACAAAATATTTCAATAGTCTTTTGATTAACAAAATGACTCGCTTCGTTTTCTTGTATTAGTTTCTCAAACCTTTGGTATTGATATAAAGTAATTTCGTTTAACGAATCAGGTACGTTTATATTTACTTTCATATTTTATTTTAAAAATTAATTAAACAAATATTTGTATAAAACAAAAAAGGTAGCCATTTCTGACTACCAATTTCTAACCAATTTAATTAACTCTAAACTAACTTCAAATTTAATACTTCATATAATTCAAATACTTTATTAGTTAACGTTTCATCTTGTTTGTATTTATCACTTCCTATTTTCTTTGTGCCATTTACGTTGATTTCTATTTTAACGTAATTGTATTTTCTTTTGCCTACGTGGTAAGTATCTTCTATTACTATTGGGTAAATAGTTATTCCGTTACTCAGACACTTTGTTACTGCTTTTAAGTTCACGGTAAATTAAATAAAAGGTTAATAAACAAAATACTGCCTGTACTAAATAATCTTGTGTTAACATTGCAACTGATGCTGATATTACTCCTGCGATTGTTCTCATAATTTTTAATTGTTATTGTTTGATGGTGTAAAATTAATAAAATATTTTAACATACAAACAAAATTAAAAACTTTAACAAAACTTTAACATTTAAACCTGCCACATATAAAGTATATCTTGCTTTGCTATATTGTACATTTGCTGCATCTTTTTTATCTCACCTACATTTCTTGGTAAAGCTATTAATACATTTTGATTAGTCTTTAAATAGATATAGCATTCTATTGTAGCTATGATTTCTCCGTATGTCATTAATAGATATAATAGTTTCCTTTATGTGGATTCTCTAATTGTGAAGTCATAGCGTAACGCATAGCATCTATAGCGTGATTGTAAGCATCAATAGGTTTATTTAGTTTGTTTCCTTGTTTGTCAACCATCCAAATATAGTTTCTTAATTCATTGATTAAGTTCTTACTTCTTGAGGTTACATAAACTTTGTTTTGATTAATTAAATTAAGACCATATATGATACTATCTCGACCCTTGCTAACAGGTAATACATTATGGCCATAACTGTTCAACTCAGCTATTGATTTAGGCTCAGCACTATCAGCATAAACAATATCGTTTACATTATTTGTTTTAAGCAAATCACTAATATCAGAATTTAATAATCCTTTTTGATATATCAACTCATCAAATATATAAGCATCGTTATATTTATACATAGCTATTAAAGAAGTAGGGTCATTGCTATAACCCCAATCCATTCCGTAACACAATAGTCTTGCTTCTGTAGGTAATTGTATTTCTTGCCAATCAGGAATACATACACCCTCTAATGAACCTGTTTGTCCAAGTCCGTAAACCTGCCACCAATTTTCCCAATAAGATGAAGTCTTTGCTTTCTCTTTTGCTGATTCTATTTCTTTTACAATAGTTTCAGATAACGCTTCATTATCTAAATAAGTTAAGGTAATAAAATCAACATCATCTTGATTTATTATTTCCCTATCTACCCAAAACAAACTTGAAGGATTATAATCTAACCATATTTCACCGCTTGTTCTAATTGCTAATTGATAGTAAGAATCAAAGTCTACATTGTTACATTCGTTAACATATAAAACATTACGTCTTGCACCTCGTAGCTTGTCAGGTTGGTCTACACTAAAGAACTCAATATAACTACCATTAACAAAAGTATATTTAAGTGTACTCTTATTAAATTGGTTATCGTTGTACCTACCAAGTGCCATCATTATTTTTAAGAAGTCTTTTAATGCACCTCTACGTAAATGCGGTGAATTTAAAATCACCACGCTCTAAACCTTTCTCTAATGCAGCAAATGCTAATGGCTCTAATGGAGTTAATTTCTCTACTAAAGCAACTTCTTCGGCTTTTGATTTACGACCACTATTCGGATGTCCACCATTATTTTTTCTTTTATCTTCCATAATTGAAAAACTTTATTATCAATTTAAAAATAATAGCTTTTACTTATTGTTAAACTACTTCCCAATAATGTTCACATTGTTCATCTTCAATAGGTGCTTCTGTAAAGTAAGACTGTCCATATTTACTTGGTTCAGCTTTATATCTATAACAGGTTGATTTTAATTCACAACCTTGACCATCGCACATTGTTATATCAGGCATATCTTATTTCGTTTTTAAATTGGTTAATAGCTTCACTTGGGTTAAATACAAATTTTACGTTACCATCAAAATCTACATCGCTAATTAATTGCATTTTATTTCCAAAAACAACCATATCTTCCTCACTATACTTATTCTTGTCTTGTTCTTGTTGCCATTTAGCACCTTTTATAAAGTCTATTTGACATAAATCAAACTCTCTATTAGATAAACGTTTTATTACTCTTTTTTTTACAGCATATTTATAAGCAGCTTCTTCAAGTGTTTCTTTATTCCTTTTACTATCTAACCAATTTGTCAATGATTCTTTAGTTTCTTTTGCTAAAGCATTATCTAATTGTGATTCAAGTTTATTAAGGTTTAGTGTTTCTTCTTTTGAAAACTCGTCTTTAAAATAATCGTCTTTGGTATATTCTTTATCTTTCATATCTTGTTTTTTTCTTTGTTTATACTATCTAATTTTTTATAGATTAAATCTTCAATTTCTTTATATTCTTTTAGTGTTAAATCTTTAAGAGCTGATACTTCAAAATAAATTGTAAAATATTCAGTTCCATTATGCGGTGATATTATGTGTTCGCTTATTTTCATTTTAGTTTTTAAATTTATCTTTTAGTATTTTATAATATAATCTATTTACTGATTCTTTATTGCAACCTCTTTTATAATAGAAGTTCATTACTCTTTGTATGCGTTGTAAGTTACTCATATTTTTTATAGTATCTTGCTTTTTCGTTAATATTTAAAAACGCTTCAAACTTTGCTTTTATATCTTCGTTATCTAATATTGCTATTAAGCGGTTAATATTTTTGTTTGTTTGTAATTGTTCTATACTTTGTTTTAGTTCTTTAATTTCTTGGTCTTTTAACTCTATTGTTTTTTGTAAAGACTCAACTACTAAATCAGGTTTTTTACCAATTAATGTATTTTCTATTTCTTGTATCTTAGGATTGTAATGTTTAATACTTGGATAAATTTTTAAATGGTGTATTATTGTAGCGTGGTTTAAGTTTAGTTCTTTTCCTATTTGAGTTAACGAATAACCTTTTTGTCTTAATAAAAATGATGCTAATGTTTTCATTTCTACTTGTTCACGCTTTCTACTTTTTAAGGTTACATCTATTCCTGTTTCTTGTTTTATTTTTTCTATTATCATAACTTTTCTATTTCTTGTTTTACTTCTTGCCAATAATATTCTTCTTCTTCATAGCAATTTAAAATAACAGTTTCAACTGCTATTAATGCGAATTGCTTTGCAAAGCTAACTGTATTCATTGGAATTGCATTGTAATACTTTAACATTAATTCCTTTGCTTGTTCTTTTGGTGTCATAATTCATCT